CCTCAATCGACCATTTTATGTATGACGAGAAAACTCCAGACGTTTTCTTTGTTACACCTCCAGTCCACGCGACAACTCAGGTTTGGGTTGAGATGGACTTAGCCAATAATCCGACAATGATTACAGATGCAGGTACTGAAAACGTCCAAGTGAACGACGTTTATCGCCCAGCTCTTGAACATTGGATGCTTTATAAGGCATACGATAAAGAAACTGACTCAGCGCATTCATCAGCAGAATCTAAATTTCACTTCCAAGCATTTAACCAGTTATTTGGAATAAAGACCAAGGTGGACGCAACATATTCCCCGAGTCGTGAAACAAAAGAAGGTAAATTATGAAATATTGGGATGACTTTCTCAGTGAAGTAATGCCATATGTGGAAAATTGCCCACTTCCGGTGGCTAAAAACCACTTAAAAAATGCAGCGATTGAGTTCTGTCAGCGCACAGCATTGTGGCGCCTAGAAATGGACCGACTTAATATCGCCGACACTATTTATACTTATGAGATAGCAACCGACCTTGATTTGGATGAAACCATATCAGCAATTGAGTTTGCCATGATCATTGAAGATGACACAACAACTCCGCTTGGCATCACAACAGATGACTCGATGAACCAAAATTATCCCGGATGGCAGACAGTTACCAGCGATAAACCATCAGCCGTCATGCTAACCGACACCGAAAACCTACGTGTTTACCCTATACCTGAGCGAGACATCGTTAATAGTCTTGTGATTGGAGTAATATTAAAACCATCAAGAAATTCAGCTGGATTACCTGATTGGATTTATGAGCAGTATGCAGAAACGATTGCTCATGGTGCAAAAGCGCGGTTAATGGGGATGAAAGGTCGGGATTGGTATTCGCCAGAAGAAGGTGTTGATGAGCAAAATGATTTCGATGCTGGTATAAAAAATGCCACAATACGAACTAATAAAGGTAATTCGCGCCAAAGTAACAGCGTGACAGCGAGGCCGATGGCATGAGTGACACAATACAGCTTGTTCAAAACGACACGCTTCCAGATTTAGCGATAACTTTACGTGATTCAAAGACTGGCGATTTATCCGATCCTGATAGCTGGGACCCAATTGACTTGTCAGCTGGTACAACCTCTGTTGTAGTTAAGTTGCGTGCGCGTAATACAACAACGATTTTGGCAACGATTACATGTACAAAGGTTGATGGTGGGAATACTGGTAAAGTATTAATGCCATTCGGTACTTTCCTTGTTGATAATTCAGCTGGGTCGTATGAAGGTGAAATTGAAATTACATTCGACGCTGACGTGCAATCAGTGTATGACTTGTTGAAGTTTAAGGTTCGGGCAGACTTGTAATGATTGGCTTCACTATTGATTACACCAGAGCCACAGCCATCGTTGAGCTGCAAGATGCTCAAGGCTGGCAGTCAATTAGTGAAACACCAAGATACCGAGCTCAAATTGATTTTGTGGAGGTAAGGTCTCTCGATGTTTATACGTTAATCGTTGATAAGATTGATTTAACCGACGATGTTCCGCAGAGCGATTCTGTGATATTTACGATGGACAAGGTGCTATCTGATGATGCGCCAGCAATTGAGTCTATTGTTTTTGATATGACAAAACCGTTCAGCGATAACGCCCCGGCTGACGAGAGTATTATTTTCCAGCTGGATAAACCGTTTTCAGATAACGTATCGAATAGTGATGGCGCTATTTTTAGCATGAATAAAGGGCTCTCTGATGACGCTCCAGCCACAGAAGGCGTCATATTTAATATGATTACAGATGGCGAAGGCGGAGTGAACGATTACATTATTAACGAGGCAGCAATTGGCTACCACAAAAAAACAGTAAAGGTATTTACACCATGAGTCATTTTATAAGCAATCAAAAAGTACGCGGGTTCCCAGTATTCGAGCTGCGCGACAAAAACGGAAAGCTCAAAGCAAAATGGGCTCCAGAAAACCTTGTCGTTACGGCTGGTAAAGAGTGGATTGCTGGAAAAATGGATGATTCTGTTGATCCAGCAGCAATGTCTCATATGGCAATCGGAACAAACGCATCACCAGAAGCGATTGGCGATACCGCCTTGCAAACAGAAAATGCGCGGGTCGGCTTAACTGATACGGTAAATTCTGCAGCAGCTGTTTTATATACCGCAACATTTGGCCCCGGAGTTGGAACGGGCGTGTTGCGAGAAGCTGGTATTTTAAATGCCGGTGCAGTTGGAACATTGTTATGCCGAGTTACTTTTGGCTCACAAACCAAGGATGCTGGCGACACGCTTACCGTTAGTTGGACTATTAATATTACATAGGTGATTTATGGCTGATACATTCTTATTCGCAAATAATGCTCGCTCAACACTATCCGCAGGGATAACTTCTGTTGCGACCAGCATTTTCTTACAGACTGGTGATGGAGCAAAATTTCCATCCCCCGGTGCAAGCGAGCGGTTTACCGTTACATTAGTGGATAGCTCCGGCAACATTGAGATTGCATATTGCACAACAAGGGTTTCAGACACATTAACCGTAACCCGAGCCCAAGAAGGTACGAGCGGAATAGCGTTCCTTTCTGGTGATGTGTGTGAATTACGCCTAACCGATGGCGCCCTTGATAACGTCCCCCAAAAAGACGGCATTGTTCAAGTTGGATTGAATGCCGATAAATGGGATGGTGGCGATAAAACAGTGTCAACATCAACTCCTTCTGGCGGTTCAGATGGTGATGTTTGGTTTGAGCGAGAAGCATAATGGCTGGAAAGACACATATAAGGGTATCCACTATATGGAAAAAGATTGTTTCTGGTCATACACGAGTGTCCGGCGTATGGAAAAACGTATATAAAATCTGGGTTCGCGTTGCCGGAGTGTGGAAGCAGGCTGGGCCGAATGATTACGTTCCAACAGGAACAATAATCCTTTTTGATGGCGTTTCTATCCCTTCTGGGTGGACAGATATTTCTTCGGCTTTTGGCGGCAACTATTTAATGGGCGCCGGATCTACCTACTCTAACGACAGTACAGGCGGTTCCGCGAGCGTTGTATTAGATGGTACATCAAACAATGCTGGCACACACTCTAATGCCAGCTGGATGAACCAAGATTATATTGGTACATCCGGTGGCGGGTGTTCCGCTTACAGTTATGATAACAGTGCTCAATCATGCGGTGGTCATACACATACTTTCACCAAAAGCACGACCTCAGAGCCGGTATACGAAACGTATAAATTAATTCAAGCTGACGCACCCGAGCTTATCCCTGTTGGCGGCATTTTACTGTCTCATGGATCTATCACGACTGGCTTAGTGAATGTTGGCTCATCCTTTCATTACCCAAAAATCAACCCAACAGCAGGGAGCGCTGGCGGCGTTACTGAAACTGCGGTTGCTAGCGGCACTATTGGCTCATCAAGCAATGGCGCACATTATCACGGGAATAGGGCCGGTTCTCCAAATGATGCTTGTGGCTCCAGTTATGGTGTTGCATGTGTAAATTGTAAAGTAGGAGCCGCACACGCACACACATTTACATTAAGTTATACAAGAACATTAGCAAAATTTATTTTAACTCCTTGGAGGGCATCCGTTCGGAATGGTGCAACCCCAAACGTAATAGCTATATGGGAGTCTGCTACACCACCTACTGACTGGGCTATTTGTGATGGCACAAATGGCACTCCAGATTTAAGAGACCAATTAATTGGATTGGATATTCTGGCTAATGTTGGGCAAGCAGGCTCAAACTCAACAACGGTTATTCACACAACAGACAATCAAGGCACACATAACCATTATAATGGCGGCGGCGGTTATCAAGACGGCTCGTTTCATGGAGATATGACTCACCAAAATAATGCTGGAGGCCATGTTCACGACAGTTCATTTACTGCAGCAGCACAGCTACCGCCATTTAAGGCGAAATACTTTATTATGTACACAGGGTAAATTATGATTTTTACAATAGAAAGGCTTGATAACAATATGCAAGTATCAGTGCTTGATGATAGCGCGTTAGCGCCAAACGGTCATTTATCCCGCTTGTGGTCATTGAGTGAGTTTATTGAAAGGTTTCCATCTGTCCCTTATGAGTCTAATATTGAATCGGTCTCTTTTGAGCCTGAGAATAATTTATTTCACGTGGGGTATAGCGATGGAACGGTTCAGGGCTACCCTACTTATAAAGGTCATCCTACTTTAGAATGGGTGATGAACAATTATGATGCAATATATGAAACTGCTTTAAGTGAGGTTCAAGTGCTGAACGAGCCAACCAAACCGGAGCCACCAATATTCTAAACCGGAGCCACCAATATTATGAACATACTAACCTACAATGATGGCGCTGGAGTCATTAAAAATCAAAACGGCATAGAACCTATAACTAGAAAACCAGTAATAGCAGGGCTAACCTTTGACTCTATTTACTATGAGCCAGAAACCAATAACGCATTCATTGTTTTAGATGGTGAAAACGTACAGCTGACAGATGGAGAAACTGTAGCAGTTGAAGCCTTCATTGTTAATTATGTCACGGTAAACAAGCATTATGTAAATGATATCGGGGCCTATATGGGCTACGGCGACATCGATGCAACCGAAGTCCCTAGCGCACCACCAGAAGACGGCAATTATTACTGGCTTGTTGGTAGCTGGGTGTGGGTCACTGCGGCTGATTCCAATGGCAACTATTTAGGTAATGTGCCGCTAATTGTTGGGCTAACCATAGTTTCAACTCCACCAGACCTCATTAATTATATCTGGGATTTTGCTGGAAACTGGGTAGATCAGCGCTCGTTGTCAGGTTATGTAGTAGAAGCAAAATCCAGTATCGATAATAAAGCTGGCGAAGTTCGCTTGCGTTATATCACTGATGTTGCTGGACAAGCTGCGACATACAATGAAAAATTAATTGAGGCTGAGGCATGGGCAGCAGCTACGGATCCTTTAGTTGAGGATTATCCTTACATAAACGCAGAGTCCATTGCGACAGGCGTAACTCCAGATGTTGCAGCGGCTACCATAATTGCTACAGCAGAAGCATGGAAAGCAAAAGGCGCTCAAATTGAAGGCGCTCGAATGAAAGGTAAAACTGACGTTAATACTGCAACAACATTGGATGAAGCTAAACAAGGTCACAATTCTAGTATCGCTAATTTAGAGGGTATGTAATTGGATAGCAAAACTAAACATTGGCTGATAGAACAGCTTTTGGATGAAGGTAATTCTTTAGGGTATTGCCGTCAATTAATAAAGGCTCTTCGTGAAGATAAGTCGTTACCTTACTTGCTAAAATTAACTGATACCCCGCCAAGTAAAAAAGAAACCACAGAAATGGGCGTTATCGGTAATGTGTGGGTGCGCCAACAGTTTTACAGTGACGCTTTAGTAGAGCAAGAAGGCCACAAACACCACCATGATCACGTTTCTCTTTTGGTTTCCGGGTCGCTCGAAGTTAGCATTGAAGGATGTGAGCCAGCTACATATCACGCTCCAGACTTTTTCATGATTAAAGCTGAGCATAGCCATAAATTAACGCCACTCGAAGACAATACGATAGCATATTGTATTTTTGCCCTCCGTAATGATGATGGAGAGGTCGTTGACGAGTTTGATGAAAACACCAAACATTATGACGCGGTTCACAAATGAATTTAGGTGATGACACTACACATGTTAATTTTGGAGTGTTTGATGGAATCAATGAAATAAAAACTCTTGTTAAAAGTATTCCCATGGAAAAATGGGAAGAGTTCACATTTAGACAGGATTCGTTCCACGTTCACAAAAAAACCAAAACTATAGGTGCTTGCTGGAGCGATATGAATAATATGAATCAGCAAGAGTTACCGCAATACGCGGAGTTTAAGTATATATTTGATACATTAATTGATGCCGTAAAAGAAAGTGTTGATGCTTACTATGGTGTGCCGCACAACCATACCAGAGCAATGCTGGCGAAACTGCCTGCACACGAAGAGATACCAACCCATATTGATGGGGCGCCAATCTTTGAGGTATGCAGACGGGTACATATACCAATAATCACCAACCCAGACGCCAATATTATTATGGGTGAAGATAGCCGTGTAATTGAAATGAGCGAAGGTGATATTGTAGAAATCAACAACAGGCTATTACATGGCGCCGTTAATAATGGTTATGAAGACAGAATACATTTTATTTGTGACGTGGAACCTAAATGAAATTTAAAATAGCAGGCTTTGGCGGTATCGCACCAAAAAAGCATCCAAAATTTTTATCTGATAACGAGGCTCAAACCGCTATCAATTGCAGGGCTTTGTCTGGAGCAATTGACTCATGGCGAACAGCAAGGTTTGATCATCAGCTTGCAAAATCTGGCGACATAAAAACAATACACCAAATGCTGGATGGAACGTGGCTCCATTGGAATGAGGTCGTCAATGTTACTCGTAGCGCAATTTCAAACGATACATTAGAAAGGACTTATTATACTGGAACAGACCTACCAAGAGTTACAGCCAATAACATGGCTGACTTAGGTGG